ATGCGTTTGTGAACCTAGACCTTCCATCAACTAAGCTTCCACAGATCCCTGGCCAGCAGGGATAGAAAGGTTGTGTCAGCAGAGCCAGTGTCTCGCTTCATCGTTACCCTGTGCAGATAATAGGCCCCCAAGTTTCCACCTGCTACGTCTGATTGTATTTCTGCAACCGTATCAACGCCGAAAGGAACACGTTCACCGTTGAGCCAATAGCTCAACCCATCAACCTCAATCTCATATGCGTCTTTTCGTTTGCGTCTGGCGCTCATCTCTCGATTCACAGCAGCGTTGGCCAACTCGCGAGTCTTGATTGCTTCTGCCAAGATATTGACCGGGCGATACATGCCAGCTGCCACAACATCAGAATCACGAACAGCAGCCGATACCCTAGACTTTGCAAAGTTCCGTTTGCCACCAACGCCAAACACTGCAATCTGACTAGGAACCTGTGAATAATCAGCTGTCTTGGTAGCCCTTAGAACATTGTTGTTTCTACCGTTGGCCCCTAGATTCATCCTGAAATGATACAACGGATCTTGGGTGTCATTGGGATAACTGACAACAATCTTCCCGTCTGGTGCATCCCAGTGCATCAAACCATGTCTTCTAAGATGCCTATCTGCTGCTGAGTAGATTGATTCAGGTGGGTTTATTTTGGCTTGTTCTGCCTTGATTGGTTCAAGGTCCACCCTAGTTGGTGCACCCTTTCCAGACGTGCTTTTACCAGTCATCAAATCCCTGGATGCAGCAGGGTCAAAGCTAAAGTCTGATTCTGCATATCCCAACGGTTCATACAGCTTTAATATAAAATCTTTTATACTAGTTGATGCCACTTTGATATTGGGGGATGCGCTTGCATACTGAGCATCTGCCAACTTGGTTCTCACTGAAAACCGAATAACCGCACCACCGGTTGCATCAAAAGGAATATCGTTGATTTCAACTCTTCCCTTCATCCGTTGCAATCCGTTCACAGTCACCTTGTATTCAGTACCGTGGGAGATAACATCTTGGAGACTGACAAAAGAACCATCATCACCAACTTCAAAAGATGCCTCAAAGGGTGAAGTGATGTCAGTGGTGACTTCAAAGCTGGTGAAACTATCAAAGGTTCCAAGGCTTCCCTTTTTCCCAATCACCTCAATCTTTAGCTCATCTGGCCCTCTTCTATTAGCCATTTGTCACATGAACCTTCACGATAGTTCCGGGGGGGATGGCCAACATGTTTTCAATGTTACCGCTGTTGGCTTCCATCAAATCCTCTGCTGATTGACCCAATATTGCAGCGATTGAAAATATTGATTGCTGCTTGTTAAACACCAAAGATTGAAGTGGTGGCCTGCCTCGCCTTGGTGCAAAGGTGGACTTCATCGCCAGTTCTTTTGACTTCTCAATCTTGCGCTGGGTCACAGATGATTCAGGGTCTAAAAGAATATCCCTGCCTTCCCTGTTTCGCTTTGAAAAAGTATCAATGACTCTTTTGTGTGCACCGTTGATGATGTTGGCCTGCTGTTGCAGATCGTTCATTATATCACCCGGATAATTTGCCAGCCCTTCGAGGTTGTTCAAAAATTCTTTCAAGTCTTGCAGGCTGGCGCTGTCCATCCCATTTGAGTCAGCTGAAAAGCTGGTTGTTTCAGATAGCATTGTTGCGTTTGAGTTTGCCGTTGGTGCGCTGAAACTAGAACCAGTGACATCATCTTCATTGTCCTGAACAAAAACCAAATCAACAATTGCAGTGTTGTATTCTGATGTGGCTTCTCTTCTGGTGTAACTCTCTAACCTAGCTCTGACTTTGCCCCTTGTGGGAACAACCAAATCACCCGTGTTGTGAACATCGAATGAATCAATCATCAGGTTCAATACTTCTGGGTATAGTGCCCTATCACCATTGATTGCTTTGATTCCCGGTTCACCCAATTCAGACGTCTCACCATCACCTTCAACAGATTGGTCTTCTAGGCTATTGTTGAAGATGGCAGTCATTGACCACCGTTTGGCCTTGTTTCCCGTATCGTCTAACTTGGCCCCATCACGAAAAGGTCTTTCCCTTTCAACAATTCGATTGCCACCAGTCTCAGTGATGTTTGTTACTGGAAAGGCTAGTTGAACACGCCCATCAGCTGTCCAACTGGCAACTGGCAAATCTTCAAATGAGGTATCTGTATCACCGGTTGCATCGGTTGCTAGTTTCCGGCCTTCAATTGTTTCTAAAGCCATCTGTTACCCCTTGGCCGGTTCTGCCCCTGGATTTTGGGAAAGCTTGGATGTTCCCCTTGGACCACCTGTGGTGGGGGGTGGTCCGCCTGGGCTGCTGGCTGGGAATGATCTTGATACAAATTTAAAGGCATCGGTTACTGCAATGGTTGCAGTCTCCAAAGATTCAAAGTTTTTGGCCTGCTGTATCTGCTTCTCAACTTGTCTGTCCATGGAAGCAATTAGTTTGTCTTCTGAACTTGTCAGCCCTGCTTTGGTTTCCTTGATCATAGCTTCTGGACTTTTGACATCACCACCTGAAAGCAAAGAAGCAAACCCACCAAAAAACTCATTCATCCCACCCATTCTGCCAGATGTCACCTGCTGCCTTTTGGCCCTGATTGCTGCCAAGGCTTCTAGTTTTTCTTTGTGTGTTCCCGTGCTGGCAATCCTAGATGCATCCAGCATCAAATCCCCAGCTTGTTCAATGCTGGCAAACCCTTCCTTTGCTGTTGGGTCTAAAACGAATTTATGCAATGCAGTTCCTGCAATCGCACCAGCCGCACCAGCTGCCAAAACAGGCAATGCTGCACCAGCACCCAATGCCCCAGCCCCACCAGCAGCGCCAGCGCCAGCTGCACCAGCGCCAGCAGCCCCAGCACCACCCAATGCAGCCTTGGCAACTGCACCGGTAAGCAAAGAACCACCAACGCCCAATGCAGCCTTTCCACCAACAGCAGCACCAACGGCTTTCCAAGGATTGGTCATGATCCAATTGAACAAGTCAGCAAATTTCTCAGCGATTGCAGGCAGATGTTTTGCCAACGTCTCAATTGCCTCAATCATCTTGGGTTGCTGAAAAGCTTTCTCAACTTTGTTGATTGCCATTCTCAATTGAATTGATGGGTCTTCTTTCATCTTATCGTTGGCGGACTTCTGAATATCTTTCCAAGTCATTGTGGTCTGACTTGCACCTTGGATGTTTTTGTCAAAAGCCTCTAGTGCCTTGTCTACTGCATCGGTTCTCTTCAACCCCTTTTCTTGTGCTTCTTTCATCGCAAGATCAAAAGGCTTGGCCAATGTATCAAACACATCCCGTGCATCTGCCGTAAATACCAACTCAGCAGCAGCCCTGCCTTTGACAGTGGTGAGAAGATCCCTAATCTTCTCCAATGCAGTTGCGTCTGGATCGAACTTCATGTTGGCGTCTTTTTCCAATTTCTTGAATTGGGATGAACCTTTTCGCAATGTATCAAACATCAGTTTCAAGCCAGGGTCAGCTTTTTCACCAATGGAATCATCCAGCAACTTTAAGACACCAAGCAACTGCCCAAGCCCGTCAACACCTTCGAGGCCAGCACCCCTGGCTTTACCAGCCATCACCGCAAACCGCCCGGTCAATTCCTCTAATGATTTACCACCAGAACCGGTCAACTCAATAAAGGTGGTCAACCCACCCTTCATGTCATCAGCTGCCAAGCCAAATTTTCTTTTCAGCAATTCGGCTGCTGTTGTCACGTGTTCAATCTTCTCACCACTGCCAGTGGCGGCAGTGCCGATTTCATCCAATGATCCAGATGCAAATTCCAAATCACCGGTTGCCTGCAATAGACTGTGAAACGATGTGGCCAAGTCCTGTGTGCTTTGGGCTGTGTCTTCTGCTGTATTGGCAACCAGCTTATTCACATCCTGCCAATCCATCATCCCACCGGGCAACTTTTTGATTGTGAAGGCAATGTTCCGGTATTGGGTCTGCATGGTGACAGCATCTTTGATGAGTTTGCCGAAAGTCAGAGCACCACCGATAGTGGCAGCCGTGCGGATGTGGCCCTTTAGCTTTCCACCAAAGTTCTGTAATGATCTTCCGGCTGCACCCAATCCACGTGAGATACCAACACGAAGCGCTGACCCCATCCTTTTTCCAGATGCAGCAACATTCCGTTCAACTTTGCCAAATTGTGATTGGAAGCTACCACTTCGAAGTGTAAGTTTTAGTGATGCTTCTCTAGTGGCCATGGGATGCTACCTCTTAGACCTTGATACACGGTCTAAAATATTATCCCATATTGAATCTAGTGGGGCAAGGTCAGCCCCTTGGAACAACTCCAAAAATCGCTCTAAACTGATTACACCACTGTCAAGGGCCCGGACCAAACCCATGATTACTTGGATTCCATCAAGCTCGCAAGATGGCTGGCCATAGTAACTATGAAGCCAGTCTGCGATTCCGGCCCGTATGCGAGCAAAGGGACAATCGATCTCTCCTTTGAGATCGCAGAAATTAAAGCAAGCATTTCATCTTGTGAGATTGAATCAGGCTGTGGATTTATCAGTTGCCTGTATGCATCGACCTTAGAATATATCTGAGCCAATGAACCTGTATCGTATTGCTTTTCTAATACCTTTGAATTTGGTTCCCAAGGTTCATGTGGTGGGTCTACATTCCTAATGGCAATCGACAAAAGGCACATATCCTCAATGTTCTCTACAAGGTCAGCATCCAGTTTCAAATCTAGCTCAGCTTCTTTGGCAATGCGTCTGGATGTAACACGGGCCTTTCTGATTTCATGTTCACGGGGAACACGAATCAAAACCTTTTGCTCTTTGAATTCACCATCTTTTTGGCGTTTGAATATCTTCTCTGGAAACAGAAGATACCCTGCATGTTCCAATACCTCTAGTTGGCCCCATTCCATTCCAACTAATTGTTCTGCAACATGCCCAGATAAATCATCTGGAAGGTTGAAAATGTCAGCTTTTGACTTTAGGGTTTTACTGTCCATGATGAAGTCTCCCGATTCATGGGCTGGCCCGGGGTGCTAAGAACACACCCGGGCATTTTTATATCAGTCGGTTGTGTGACCGATGAAAGTGACAGACAGCTTGATTGCATCATCAATTGGCAACTCATAATCAACTGTTGAAAATTTGCCGTTTGCAGTGATGGTTCTGCCTGGAATTTTAAGCCTGAGTTGCTTCACCAGATGCTTTTTCACCAGCGCCAACCAATCAGCTTCCTCACCATCTTCACCAATGACAGCATCAAAGGTGATGCTGGTTTCTTCCACGCCTTGGGTAGTACCAGCACCCTTTTGTCTGATGGTGTGGACTTGCTTTGAACCGTCTGCAATGCTGATTTTGACGTTCGTAACATCCATCAAATCACCAGAACCCAAAGCAACACTTCCCCTTGGGTAAATTGTTTCGCCGTTAGCCATAACACCAACCTCCTAAAAATTAGCTCGGTAAACGCTGTGAGACAATGCCGAATTTGGCCAGCGGTTGAATGATTTTCTTTGGTAGAACAATATCCACTTGCGTTGCATCCGATGCATTGACTTGAACAATCAAACCACCACCCGGAAGGATTGCAGCATCCAATGCTGCTTTTTCCACAACACCGGCTTTTTCCCAGCTTCTCAGCCTGGAAGTGACCCATCCTTTGATGTCTCTCTCTTCTACTACACCGGGGGGGGGCGGATCTTCACCAGCTGCTTTGTCTTTGGTTATCTTGGCCTGTGGAAATTCAAGGGCGATATTATCCCGAATATCCCTGGCAACAATGTATTCAGCATCAACGTTCTGGGTATCAAGCAATCGCCTATCTGCACCACCAGCATCATCCTGGCTGTGAGTAGTGACCGCCCTGATGAGACGTTCTGCGCCTTGGGCTGTAAAGCCTACCAGCGAAACACCACCACCTAGCCCAGCCTCACTCTCAGATGCTGTGGGGTCATCAGCAATCTCATCATGGGAACCAACGTATCCGTCAAGCAACTCACCAATGCGGTTGGCTGCTGGGTCTACGCTGATAGCTGCCAATCGTCCACCACACTCACGGCCAGCCAACTCACCAGGCAACCCACGTCCATTGATGGCCATAATCATTTCTGCTTTTTCTGAGTTGCCAAAAGAATCAGCATCCAGTGCAGAAAGAACAGCGGTTGCAACCGTGGAACCGGTATATCCGGCGATTACCTGTTGCAGTTTCGAGTTGAGACCAGTGTTGAGAGAATCAACGTGGGTGATAGCCCTGCCAGCGTTATTCGTTCCACCAATGGCATCAATGTCCTGATTGGACAGACAAGTCACGATGTAGTGATATTCCCGTCCTGAGATGCTGGCCAGTGCAGTGGTGAAATCAGGGTCAGTGGTAACAGCTGCCAATGGGGTGTGCGTTGCAGCGCCAGCAATCGCCTCAGTACCAGACACCGCTTCTTTGATGGAAGCCTTGATCAATATGTCTTCACCAACACCGCCCAAGCCCTTGGAGTCAACGGTTACAACGCCAACCCCACCACTGGATGCAGTGCAAGCCAAGTCATCTGTGCGTTGAAGAATCGCGTTAATCACATCGGTTTTGGTTGCATCGGCTGTTGCAGCCGCTGGCCAAGAAACCTCAAACTCACGTCCCATGACATCCAGGGATATGATGTTGTCAGATGTGGGCACACCTGAAAGGGTCAAATCCAGGGTTGCTGTACCAGTCCCAGCAGTTGGGGCGATGAAATCCACTTGTGCAGCCGGGAATTTCGAATAGATCCCCTTTGCACCAAGGTGGCCAACCGTCCCAACACCAAAGGCTGTATTGGCAGAAGCTTCACCCGTTCCTGCCCTGACTTCCGTATCAACGGTTAAATCACCAACTGAACTTTTCGGGGCCATCAGCGCAACACGAAGCACGCCAGTGCTCGGGCTGGATGTTCCGGCCAATAGGTCTACGGTCAAATAGACACCGGGGGTTAAAACACTTGGAGCGACCGCAACAGGAACCGCCATGGATTACCTCACTTGTTCTTACCGCCCTTGGCGGATTTTTTAACTGTTTTGGATTCCGATGCCTGATAATCTGATTTTGATTTAACTTCTGGATTCGGAGGATTCACGGTCTTCTTGGCATCTTGGGCTGATTTGGCCTCTTGCGCCTTATGATAGGCCTCATAATCTGATTCTTTGCAGATTTTGAGGTCAGCCCCACCGCGCTTGTCAGCGTTCAGGGCTTTGTTGTAATCCCGGATATATGCCGTGAATTCATGCCTTGGGATTCTATGCACTTCATCCTCATTGAAGATGTACCCCTTTGGGCCTTTTCTCGCACCAATCCAGACAGAAGTGCCAAATCTAGGGCTGGCCTTTTTCGGTCCAGCACTTGATAGATAAACGAATTCTTGGCTAGTCATGACTGAAACCCTAACCCCAATGCTTTTGGGTGTCTATTCATTTACTGTAATTGTCCAGCCCTTGGTGACCAAGGATGCTTTGGCGGTATCACTGGCGCTGGTTCTGGTTCCGTTGGTTCCTGCAATGTTCAAAGTACCTGCCCCGGTCACATCAGAATCTAGGTCAATCAGGAATAAATCCACCTGTGCAGCCGGTAAAGCACAATCCTGCAATAAGATTGTTGATCCGGTCCAATCAGCAAGGGTTGCAGTTGCAGGGTAGCTCACAAGGGTGCTGTTCAGTGTCAAAGCAGTCAGGGCTGTCAAATCTGCAAAATCTTTCACATTCCCAAACACAGACTCTGATGAAAGGTCCAATGTGGTTATTTGGTCAGCTTCACCGCTGATGGTAATCTGATAGTTCACAGTGTCAGCATAATCATGGGATAGGGTTTTCTCAGTACCATCTGCCACCACTGGATCTTGCCTACCATCGCCCCAATTGATGAACACCTTTTTACCAGTGTTGACCGTAATCTTCACATCCAGGGTGTCTAGCGGGCTTTGGTCCGTCCAAAAAGAGGCTTCACCAGGCCTCATGTCCACTTCCATGCCATCAACCATCGTGAAATCACCTTGATTGGGCAACGCTGGGGTCTGGGTCAACTCACTATCGATGATGGATGTCAGCCAATCGTTGAAGACTCTGCTGTCAATCTGTTCATATGTGCGCTCACAGGAAACCAGAATCCTGTAGATATAAAACTTTTGATATTCCGGTTGTGGTCCACCTTCACGAATACGCATCCTCACTTGTGTTCCACTAGGGGCTGAGAATACACAGCCGTTAATCTCTTGACGGTCAGTCAGCAGCATTGTGATTTGGTCCAGTATCACATGCCCCTCTTGTCGCCTGATGTTGTCAGATTCGGTCCTGCTGGTGATTACAAATATATTGAATGCTTCTTTGTATAAAGCTCGCCTTGTACCTGTACGGGTGGCTCTGTGGGTCTGAGAGATGGTTGAACCGTCTGCTGGTTCTGAGTTATCCCAAGCAATCACCACCGCTGGAAATTCTGTTGTGGCGCTTCTGGCGAGGTCCAGCGCTCTGTCTGGACCTCCAAATTGCTCATAGAGAACCATTGACTTGATACCGCCAAAGATACCGGGGGCATCTGCACCAGCCATGGCCGTTGCACCGGGAACTGCCACCGTAATTCCAGACAAGGGCAAATCAAAGTTGAAGGTGGTTCCTATGGGTAGATTATGACGTCCACCGCCAATGTTGGATGTAACCGTGATTGCCGTACCTGAACTGGTAGCAGTCCAAGACAGATCATCATTCGGCCCGCTATCCACCACAAAAATCAAATCTGCACGCCTACGCCCATTCACAATAGGAATCAGGAACAAACCACGGGCTACAGTCACATCATCAGACGTTGCAGTCACAGTGATGGTGCCAGCTGATTGTGGGCCAGTCTGGGGCTGCAAAACCCCCATGATGCTTCTGCCAATGTCTATAACGCTGGGCATCTTCTATCTGTCGATTTCTTGCAGCGATGTGTTTCCCAAATCATCCAGCACATCACCAAATTTTAGGGCGAAAAAGTCTCGGGTGTCTAGGTGATTTCCAGCATAGGGGGCAGGGCTGGCAATTGTGACAGATTCAGGCCCCCTTTGTGTGGTCTGGATGTTGGCCAGAAGTCCAGTGTCCTGCAATAGCTTGCCCCCAACGCGTCTTGGATGTCTTCTCAGTGTCTCGGGTGAAAAGGGATCCCAGGGGCCATCCGTTCCTTTGGCCCCTTCCGATTGAATCAAATCATCTGTAGCCGTAATTAAAGCGGTGCCTGCAATATCCATCGAGAAGTTTTTGACTCGGGAGCTGTACTGACCAATCGCCTTTTCCAACTCAGACGTATCGATGTGGACCTTGACCGACAATTACTGAATCTCCCTGAATCCAAGCGAGCCCTGGATGTCCAAGTTGACAGCCAAGGGTCGTACGCAAAGCACGATTTCATCCCTGGTTCCGTCGATGGCAGAACCCAACTTGATTGCGCTGGATTCCAAAGCTGTCTGAATGGAACGCGTTCCAAACTGAGAAGACCATCCACCGGCCAAGTCAGTTCCAGATGTAACCGTGTTTGCCAATGCCCCCCGGGCTACCTGTACGCATGCATTCGCATCGAGGTCAGAATATGTGAAAGTACCAGCGACGGTGGGATTCAGTTTCAATATCCATTCGAAGCTCGCATTCGTTTCAGCGAGCATTGCAACCTCAGTCATATCAACCCGGCATGCAAGGTTGGCTGCCTTGAGTCGCAAACCAACAACGGCATAGATTGTTTCAATCACGTTGGCATCTACGTGCGTCCCATCTGTTGACGCGTACCGAGGAAGACCGATTGCCTGTTGTCCGCCCTCGCTTACTACTGTTCCGCAAATGTGCTCCAAGTCATGTTCCGGCCCGGTTGCGTCGTTGTCGATTTCATACCGAAGCGGGAGATTCGGGCTGCTCATGTAGACGGATGTTTTAGAGTTGGCGTTCTCGATTTCGTGGCAATAGATGACCTTGCCTGAGATGTAGAAACCGAATCGCACCCTACCAACCCCAAGCCACTCATAATCAATGCAAAAGATTTGAGCCATGCTCATATCCAGCGTGCGACCACTCGCACCGGTTCCATCCATCTTGTCCATGTTCCAATCAGCTTGGGCAACAGCGACGTCGACAGCCGAACCAGTAACGAAAGACCTAGTGACTACATTCAGGGTCACACCATCCTGCTCAAAGAACAGACCGTTTTCAGCATCATACGCGCCTATGCGTGTGGTGATACCGGCCACACCAGTTCCCATGATTCCGGTCATCAAGACTTGCTGAGATTTCCCGGGCTGATAGTTGAACCTTTGAAATGTCTGGCGAATGCGATTGCCAGCCGTTTCATCGGCAACAGTGAGGATAGTTGACGCCCTATCGTTATCGTAAGCTGTCGCAGTACCCGCACCAGATTGCTCAGCGTCATCCCACACCAACGGCTGGGTATCGAAAATCTGCTTACTGTCGAAGATGGTTACCGGCTCGGAAACTCTCAACCGACCAAAGGCATCCGTCGCGGCTGAATCATCTGCATAGATTCTGTTATTGTGGCTCATTTTTCAAAGTCCTATTCGTGTCCGATAGCTAGAAGCCACCGCCCCCGCTGGGGTTGTTTCGGTCTGGTGCAAAAGTGAACAAGGCCCCGTTGGCTGTAGCCGGTCTGGGCTCAACCGTTCCACCAATATTGGCCCCAAGTCCTGCAACGGTCTCACCTTTGGAACGTACACGCCCGCTGGCGAGTTTTTCTAAGTACTTAACGGCCCGTTCAAACTGAGCCTTCCATTGCCCCCATCCTTCATTCTGCGAGAATTCGTTTCGTCTCTCACTGGCGTATTCAAGCGCAATCCATGCCACCTGGCTTTTGAAGTAATCGTCATTGTTGGCCAGATCGATGATTGCTTGCTGGCTACCGTACGCACGGATCATGTGGGAATAGGCCAGCCCCTCAGCCTGGGAGATGATACGAGACACGGCTGCGTTGTTATCGCTAATCAGCCCATCAACATTGTCATCAAAGAGCCGGTCTACCCGCTCACTGCCAACCAATAAATACAGGTCGTTCACAGTCAGAAAGTCAGCCCCCGAAAGGTCGCCCTTCATCGCATCCGATTTCTCAGACTCTAGCAGAGTCGTCGAATGGAAATATGCAACGCTGTAGTAATAGGTGGTTTCCCCAGTCGTATCGTCAAAGAAGTAACTGGTAGTACCAGCAACCAGCGGTTCACGTGTACCCACGGTGGTGATTTCAACCCAAGGCCCCGTATCCGTAGTGGTCGAGCGGTACACCTTTTGAACGTCAAACTGAGTCATGACGTTGACCAACTCATTCACGGACCATCTAACTTTGATAACTGCCATCTAATCCTCCACAACCGACTGAATCGTTGGTCTCAACTCGATTGTATCACCGTCGGGTCGAAGGTTGTTAGTCGATTGGACCGTGGGAGTTAGAGATTGGTCATCCGCATTGGTAATGTCTGGTCTCAGATGGGTTGTGGTTGTGACATCCGGGGTTAGGTTTTCAGCCGTGCCCTTTGAAGGCCTGAGCGTGCCCGTGGTAGTGGTGGTTCTCGGTCCAATGACCCACATCAGTGGTGATACAAAATGAGACATCTTTACACCTTTGCCAATCCGGCATGGCCTAACCATGTCGATGTGCCGTCCGTCACTGAAATATCGATGTAGTAGGAAACGTTTGAATCAAACGAAGTGCTCGCAGTGGTGAATTGGAAGATACCATCCGCGCTAGGCGTTCCATCTGTACCTAAGCTGGCTACCGGAACAGCATCACCAGTCTTCACCGTGGCAGTCATGGACGTCATTGTCAGAACCCGTTGCCCGTCGAATTGAGCCCAAAGGTTGAAGGTTGCCGTAGCCCCGTCATCAGCCATTGAAGCACCAAAGCTAATATCCCGAGATACCTGCAACTCTTCTGCAAACCAATCGTTTCGAGTATCAGACCGAACCTCAGCCCGCCAGAACCCAGCTTCATCGGGCTCAAAGGTCATCTGGTAAGTTCCGGTTGACCCAACTTCTGCCACGGTGGCACTCACTGCGCTAACGTTTCCGTTCTCAACCAGTCGCTTCGTAAAGTCCCCATCACTCTCACCAGTCAAAGGAGTGAATCCATCGGCCTCAAATACCGTGAAAAACAATTGAACCGTCTCGCCTATGACTGCCTTTTGACTCATCTAGTTCATACCCACGGTTGAAACTCATCCGACATCAAAAAATCAATGATGTCTTGTTTCTGATTTTCGGTCAGTGTCTTGTTATCGTCTGGGTCATGGATGTATCCAGAATACTTCCATTCCACAGCACCAGGGATGATGTTCATTTGATATACAGGTTCAAACGAATACTTTGAAATCTCATCAACAGTGGTTGCGATGGTTCTAATCGGCTGTGAAGTTCCATACTTTTTTATGTCAAACTCGATGTTTTGGTCATCGGTTCCAATGCGAGTATCTACAATCTTAGAATTCCCAATAGCAGTCTGAAAATTCTTCGCCCCCTCTTGCTTGGTGAACGCGTCAATTGCCTCAAAGCTCCAAGCAGAGTAATTGCCTAGAAACATTGCCATCCGTACACTTGCAATGATTGCTTCTCGGCTAATGTCTTCAATCGTTGCAGTTCCTGGCAGACAAATCTGACCCATTCCATCCTCACCAGTGCATGGGAAGGTCATTCTGTTCTGCTGTCCACCACTATCAAAGATGTCCACTTCTAAAACCAAATCCTGTGTATCACCATGCCAGTTTGCATCTGCAATAAGATACGCCCCCGGTCTACGTGTGGGCTTGCCATAATTAATCGGTATTACCATATCAATCCTCTACTCCCGCTGTTTGTTGTATCCTGCACCAATCCGCTAACACTGCCGCTTCCGTAGAGTTGGTTGGACCAGCATCAATTCTGATTCCAATGCCTGTATTTCCAGGGATATTTGTTGTGATGGAACTTCCCTCTTTGACTCCATTGATGAACATCTCAGCCGTTGGTGTTCCGCCTGGATATGTCATTTTCACACCAAGTCTGTACCATGTGTTCAAGGCTGCAACGGTCGACCCAGCAGATGAGCTTCTGGTTGAACTGTTTGCAGTTCGAAGTGTGAACACAGGGGAAGCTGCACCAATCAACTCAACATAAACACCATTGTCAATTTCAACACCGCCTGTACCACTGCTGAATTGGTCTCCAAATCCACAGGTGAACCGTTCCATGTCAGCTGCTGCAACTGAACCGGTAAATTTCACCAACCATTCATGTGTGATTTCAGGCTGGTCTGCATCTAGTTTGTGGGTGTGTACGATGGTTGGATCGCCTTTGTGAATTGCTGCTTTTGCGCCAACGGCTGTCCCTGCTTGAAGTTCCAAAATCCCTGCATGGCCAGCTTCTGCAATGTTTGAATTGACGATTGAACCAGTTCCACTTTCCTGAATACGCCAACCCAACTCGCCAACCTCATCACTGTCTGTGTTGCCAGTGATGAAATTGTCAAAGAACACATTCCAAGGGTCTGTCCCACCAGCGGTTGCATCCACATACGCCTTGATTGATTGCTGACTGGCCACCTTGGTTGCGTCGTCACTACCCAGGGTGTCCTCGTCTAGGAAGTATCCGTTGCCAGCCATGGTGGTGTCAGTGTTCATGGTGGCGCCAGCCGCGTTCACATTGGTTGCGTCCGTCACATCTGCTGCAGCCTCAATACCGTCAAGCTTGGTTATCTGTGTGGCAGTAGCCAAACCCTTTACGCTGGCCGTGGAATCCTGGATGTCATCCGTTCCATCTGTATGATTTGAGGCATGGTCAGCAACAATCCCTGATTCGGTGATGTTGATAGTGCCTGAACCAGTAAAGGTTTTGCTGTTGATGTCAGAAACAAACAAATCTAGACGGGCACCGCTGGCCACATCACCACCACTATCTGGATTGAATTCCCCTGAAAACAAATGCACATGACCAAAATCAACATCAACTCCAAAGCCTGAGCCTCCGGTGTCTTTGATCTGATTCACGAACAATGATGTATTGGAACTAGCACCGGTTGATTTCACAACCTCACCAGTGCCGCTCAATTCGATAGAACTTACTGTGCCGTGAATTTCAGATGTGGCCCCTGAATTCAAAATAGCACTGCCATCCACAACTTGAATCTGCTGAATGTTTATCAATAGGTCGCCCTGGGTACACACAACACCATTGGTGGAACCAGCGATAGCAAGAATCAGAGCAGCACGGATTGATGCTGTATCATCGTCTGCATTCTTCTCAACAGCATTCCCAAATACAGCATTCACCTGCAAAACATTGATTCCTGAGAAACCCTCAAGGCTCACATTCCCTGAAATGGTCGCACCGGGGGCAACGATTGTGACATAAGAGGGGACGGTGAAACTCTCAGTATAAATTCCGCCGTCCTGGCCAACGATTGCAAATCCGTTCGAAATACTGGGTGTCTCAGCAATGGCCAGGGTAATTGCTTGGTCTATCGTTAGAACAGCTTCTGCGTGGGACTTCCCATCGTTGGAATCACTGCCGTGTTTTCCAAAGTAGTAGATGTTGGATTCATCCACAGACGTGAGACCGTAGGCTGTTACAACCCCAGCCTCATCAACGGACGCAAGTTTGCCAGTACCACTATCCGCAAATATATCCAGATAGCCCGTAGGGGCTGAAACAACGCTTCCCGATGCCTGCCTTGGCAGTGATGGTGTTCCATTATTGGCCATATCTAATTCCCCTTCCCGAGCACAAGCCGCCCATCGATAACCAACCGTCCATCAATCTTGAACCGCCCCAAATGGTCAAGCTGCCTGCCTGCATTGATAACAATCGTCTCCGTAGTCTCAACTTCCATCGGATGGTCTCCAAGTGATGTCTTTGGGTTTATTTGTTCCATGCATCACCTCGGATGTTGAAAAGAGACCTATCAAAGACAACCCGCCCTTCATAGGTCTGCACTACAGACATTGTGGGATTAGGCCGGTTCTACAGCTTGGGCTTTGGTCAGTCGCTCTGCTTGCTCTTCATTGAGGTCTACAGTATCTCCAACCTCACAAAGTCCTGGGAGTGACATCAAAGCACGGTACCTGCCCTCTTTTTTCGTCTTGGTCTTGGGGGCCTCAACGGGTGCTTCAACTTTGGTCTCTTCTGCTGGCGCTTTTTTGGCCTTGGTTTTGACCTTTGTTGCCGTTCTACTAGGGGCCTTGGCTGTTGCTTTTTTCATCTCGATTGCCTCTATTAGTTCATCGTTTGTCTGATTTGCGCGGACTGGCAAACCCCACTTTTTAGCCGCATCAAATAGCTGGCTTCTGAGTGATTTTTGCTTGGCCACATGTATCAGCTTTCACAAGGGCCATCCCCTATTGGATGGCCCCACAATCAAGAGATAAACTAGATGGCAGTGATGATTCCACCGGCATTGTTGCCAGTCATCACCGCAATGTCAGCCATCGAAACCACAACCATCGTTCCACCCAAGGGGCCACGGTTCTCAACGCGAAATTCACGCGTCTCAAATCCGGTTCCACTGGGGCCACGTCGACGGAAAGAATAGGTGCTGGCGATTTCCTCACCATCAGTGGGAACACCGGGGGGGGCCGTAACCAGCACACACACATCACCCAGGGTGTAAACCAGAGCACCAGCAGAATTCTGGATCTTCGAGGCTGCAACGTGGAACGGGGGAAAACCAGGAATGGTGAAGTCCACATTCGTGGCACCAGCAGCAAACACCTGAGTGACAGCCTGTTGGGGTGCATTGTCACCAAGCATCTGTGCCATATGCGTTCTCACATCGGGATGTCTCAAAAACTCAAACGCAGAATGCTGATTCATCCAAATTCCGGTCACAGGCTGAGCCGATTTTTCAATCGCCGTCGATACATCAACAATCGGGGTACCAGAACTGGTGTCAGACCAAGGATTGAGAGCAGCCGTCTGCACCGAAGAATCCCAGCTGCCAGCAGTCTCAACCAACGTCATGACATCGTTTTCACGGTCAAGCTCAACGGCCCGCGCACATCTACGTGCAGCAGCCAAACGGGGCTGGTAATTGTTGCCAGTTTGACTTTCCGTCTGCTGGGGGATGAACGAACCAATAACACGGTCAACCACTTTGTAGGTGTTGAGGGTGCTAGTCGGGTCAACCTCTGGAATCGCACCAGACGAACCAGCTTTAACACTAACGGGCCTGAACGCGTCTGCTGAATTGAAATTCCGATACTTATCAGAATCATTGTCCACCAGAATCGGGGGGGAGATCTCATCAGCCCTGTATCCAAACGGCTTGTATCCGGCCAGATAGGTTGGAAGCTCAGTGGGGTCATGGACATCGGAAGGCTGCAAAGCCAACGTCACTCTCTCACCACTTGCAGTGGAAAGGGTCACTTGCCCCGAATCCAGTTCTTTTTGGTCAATTTTGAATTCATTCATTGGGTAAGTCTCCTATACCTGAACTTCAACGCCACCCGGCGCGGAAAGTTCAACCTCAATGAGATCGGTGTCAGCAGCAGCCGCTGTCATTGCGATTCCAACAGTTGAAGTGTTAGCGGTTGCAGTGATTACTTTGCCAGCGGCAGTCGTCATGACTCGCACGCCAACAGCGACAGCAGCACCAGCGGTGCAGATCGCCCGTCCACCAGTCTGGATGTTGCCATAATCATCATCAGCGATTGCATCCATAGTCACACCAAGCCAAACACCAGTGGTGCTGGTTTCGAGGTCTACTTCATCATCCACTGTGGGGGAAGCTGTTGCTTTGACCATCACATAGGCAGCCATATCCGAACCAGAAGTGTTTTTTCCAGAACGAATATCTTCTGCCGCTACAATGACTCTCGGTTGATTCGTTGCCATTTGATATTCTCCTTGTTTCCGGTCCTAGATTAGGCCAGGATTCGTTTTTCTTTTTTCATTCGGTTCAACCAAGTAAAGGCATGCTCACAAAGTTGCTCATAGGTCCAACCTTCCGAACCTTTGACGTTGGCTTTGGTCCATGCAATCGCTTGCTCAGTCGTATTTCGGCCAGTGTAATCAGACAGCTGGATCAAGTCAGCCTTGTCAGCCGTGGGTGCTACAACCGTATTGGTCTGTGCAGCAATGACTTTGGTCAGATTCTCTTTGCCAGCAGGGGCCTTGGGATAGGCTTTGGCGAAGTCATCTGGGGAAGTCTTGCGATAAAGCAGCAGGGCAGGCTTCATCGAAGAATCCAGGCCTTTGCTGTTGAGAACCGCGTCAACATCAACTTCTGCTTGTTCATCCAACTTGGCAGCAGCTTGTTCACGAAGTTGCTCCAACTCGGGTTTCAAGGCTTCCAATTCCTTAGAAGCTTCGAGCAATTCACCCAAACGCTCAATCGCGCCTTGGGTATCTTCTTTGCCGAGCGCTGCAAACAGCGCATCGATGGTTTGTACGTTGCCTTCGCTACCGCTGACAATCTCAGTGGTCGCATCGAGCAGCGCCTTGTTGGTATCCTTGCTGGTACTCAGTTTGGCCTTAAGCTCACTACGAAGCTCTACCAACTCTTTGACAGCCGATTCGACCTCTTCATCGGCCTCTCGACAAGCCAGCACGGACGACATGTTTTTAAGCAATGTCATATCTGGACTCCTCCCGGCCTGTAAACCGGCCGATTCTGTGGACAACGGCTCCATGTGCGTATCTTCCATTAGTGGAATGTCAGCGGCCGCTGCTGGTAACGATTGGGAACCTTGCTCTTCAATCAGAGCGGATACTAGTTTGGATGCTTCAAAGACTACTTCGAGCTGGCTGGAAAGGATGGGTAGATTCAAAATCCCCTTCATCGCGTTAATCATTCCAGTTACATCGACTCCCAAAGGAGTTGAACCAGTCTCAATCCAGGTTTGGATTTTGCCAATCTCAGCCATCACCTCGGAAATATCCGATGTTTCAGACAGCGAGAATAATCCCTTTATGGCCGAAACGGCATCCAGTGGGGTGAAATATCCACCAACATCACCGTGGGGAAGTTGAACGGATTCAGCATCGGACAGCTGCCTGCTGGCAACCAGCTGATTCATCCCCTCGATAAAAGGCTGATTTGTAAGGGCAATCGATGTAATGATTGCACCAGTCTTATCACCACTGATTGGGTCTGTAGACTCGAAAGCCAGGGCAACGGATGCCCATCGGTATTGGTCAGCCTTGATATATTCCCGTGCGGTATCCAGAAATCGAGTCAACGCCCAAAGCTGGAATCTATCATCAGCCCCGGGCCTAATCTGAAAATCCGAAGTCCAACCCTGAGCCGGGGCACCAACGAAAGGAATCACGCCGTCCGTTGCATCCCGTTCCGATGCATGATGGAAATCCCAGGGGATTACGTCTGAATCACCGAATCCATCTGCCCCAATCTTGAACGAAGGATGCAAACGAGTGTTATTAACAACATCCTCGAAGACTTCGCGAGTGAATTCAAAGGGTTGCTCGCCACCGCGATAGCCTTCATACAGCCCCGAAGTGGCAACATGGACCCACTTACGCTGCTTTTCATCGCTTGCGGTTTCTATGTTTTCGTCCAGCCGGACGATTGAACGCGCGGATTTAGTCATTTGATTAAAAGATTCCCGTCCATTGGCTAAACCCAAACACCAAAAACAAAATCACACAATATATTTTTAGTGGGGGTGGACGGTAATCAGATTAACCCAGACACTCCGCTGGTGAATCCAACGTCCGGTAATCCACGGATTGTGGAACCTGATACGACAGTGGAAGCGAGCTTTCGAGAGACGGCTACAACGCGACAGCGACAGTTGAATCCGTAGGGCGGATATGCAGTCTGCCAGAACGGATCGTTTGCAAAGAGCCTCTTATTGTTCACGTTCTTGTGCGGGGTCCTGGTTCGATTATCCACGATGGGCCTGAATTCCCAGATGGGGAACGCCCTTACTACTTCGGGTTGTGACATGTGGGCATGGCGTCCACCGTTGTACGAATTCAGGACGTTGGTTCTAAACACCGTCTCAACATGTGAGGCAGACAGAGCAGTAGAACCCGGGGCAAATTCGACGGGAACGAAACCGGCCGTCTTGACCCTTTCCTCGATGAACTTACGGAACTTGCGCAAGTCAGCACCAGCGCCAATCTGCTTAACCAATTCGTTGTGAATCGTTCGAAGCATCTGGTCTTTGGTGACGCCAGCAACCGTGAAGGCTCGCCTTTTCAACAAGGCTGATAGGCTGGCAAAATCAGATTTTCTGATTAGACCTCGACGCTGGAAATCTTTCATTGCGTCCTGGAAAGCCAGGTCTGAAAAATTCCTGTCTATCGTGGCAGCCTGGACCTTGGTTGACGTAATCCCTTGCCGTCGTTCCCTCTCACGTGTCTCAGTTTCAGTCTCAGATTCCTCAATCTCCAACGCACTATCGACAGCACCCAACGCAAAGGATTGGACCATTCGACGTTCTAGGCTACGCCCGAACTTATCAACATCGATGGATTCAGCCGCACGATTCAGGGCGTTGAATATGTCAGTGGGATTTTCCAGCCCTTTGACAGCATCTTCAAAAACACCAGCCCACTGTTTCGTTGCCCTCCATAGTTCCTTTTTTCCACGGTCTAGGAGTCGCTCGGGGCTACCGTTTGGGGTATCGGGCTGCTCATGCTCGCGAGCACAATGAGCGCATCCATTATCCGTTTGCGCCTTGATAGCGTCCATCTCGATACGATGCTGATTCACTGAGTTTTGAAGCTGTATTGACACCGAATAATCACCAAATTTATCAGCAATCAGGGCCACCGTTTCAGCATGGGCCGTGGCTGCGATTTCTTCGGCCTCTTCGACCTCTTCAATCTCTTCTGGCTCATCATCGTCATCCGCTACGGGTTCAGGGTCTGCAACCACGATGGCCTCACTGACATCCGGGCTAGACCGCTTTTTCTTGGCCTTGAATTCCTCGATGGTGAGATTCCCATCCGGGTCTAGTTCACCATCAGGACGGGTCAGCGGGGGCAGATTATCCGATTCCCTGGCTTCGTTGACCGTAACGATTGCGGCCATATCGGCGGAACCAATCGGAGTCTGTGCGCCTTCCTTTTGTCCCTCGCCAACACTTGCAACGGGAATGGCTGGTTGCTGTTCTCCAACCGCTGGTGATGTGTTGGGTGGGTGAACAATCCCGGGCCTGGGTGGCGGCGATACGGGGGCCAACGGTGGGGTTGGCGGTTGCACGATTTGCACCGTCGTATCATCTGATTCAGGCATGGCAAACCCGCTCACCTCATAGGCCTCAGTCAGCTTGATAGAAAGACCAGCCTCCAAGGCTGCTGTAAGACGCTCTAACTCTTGTGCCCTATCGGCGGGAAGGTCAGAACGCAGAATAAAGCGAGGCGCAAAGGGTAGATTCTCAGCACCGAAATTGACCTCGATAATGGCATCGGTAATGTATCGCTCAATCACCTCTTGTAACGCGTTCGAATCACTAACCAGGATCTGGAATTGCTCATCCTGCATCACGTTGGCTTGGCTGGAATTCAGCCCAGCGGGAACACCATCAGTGGTCCCGGTCTGACCCAGTACCAGTTTTGAAATCTGCTTGTCTGATTCCTCGATAATCTCAGCATGAACATTGCTGGCCGTTGCTCCGGGGGGCTCGACTCGAAGCGATACACCACGGGGTAGGCGGGCCGTGTAGGTTGCACCCAAGGAATCTATAATCTCGTTGGCAGATGCTAAGTCCTCAGCGCTGGCCGAACTGTCTTCATCAACCTCAATAATCCGCCAAGGCTTGGCAAACAACTCAGCGAGAATCATCCGCTCACGTGCGGCATATCGCTTGAAAAACGAGTAATACAAAGCCCGGGGGGCAAGCCCCTCACGCTCTGGATATTCTCCAAGAAGCTGGGGATTCCACCAACCGAACTTGCGCCAAAGCTTGTTCTCTCTAAGCCATTCCTCGGTCAGCTGAATATCACCCTCAGTGGTGGTGAAGTTCCCCCCGGTTCGCACGCCTTCCGGCCTGATTACCATCTGTCTTTCAGCCCCGAAATCAAGGCGTCTGGGGTGAACCCAATCAATCGATGTCAGGGCCATGTTGACCCGTCCAAAATCACTCGGCTCTCTAAATATGGGGGTCCACGTTAGTTCCTGTGCAGCCCGACCGTCCCATGTTGCCCATGCAAATTGGGCCAAAACCTTTCGAAAGTCGGGCAGGTGCATCAATTGCTCGCGTACCACAGTAACGAAATGTTGGGCTTTGGCCTTGTCGAAGTCCGGACCTTGACCGGTTGCCGGTTGCACATCCCACGGAAGAGAACTGACAGCCCCAAACCGCTTCATTAATACAGACGACAGATGGGGGTCTGTATCGATGGTCTCTCGGTTCAGGTCGGTTAGGTCTCGCATCGAGCCACGATAGGCAGCCAGCAAAGCGTTCTCAATATTGTTCAGATTGATAGACCGTCCGAACCGGTTCCTATTATCCCGTCTGGCGTCTTTGGTAGACGTGAGAGATTGATTCAATACGGACATCGGGACAATCGGAACCGGGGCAGTTGGGGCGTAAGCCTGTAATGCCAAGTCCTGATTTTTCTGTCTTTTTGGTAATACGTGTCTTGCCATGGTCTTGTTACCCTAACACCTCAACCGGATTTCCACCCACTAAGAAATCCAGCGATAGCGGCTTTTGTCTTGGACTTGATTAAGGATCGAACGCCTATTGAGGATTGCGATAAATGAGCCTTCCCTGCCATCTCGAAAAGCTGGCTGGCCTGCGTGTTGGCTTCACCCGCCTGCTTTTTGTATTCCTCTATTTGTTCTTTCAACTCCGGGGGGCAATCTCCATTCATGCCCGCGAATAGTTGGGCAATCATTCCTAGGACTTCACCCCTGCCCCTGTATTGCCCAGAATGATAGAACGCATCTTCTGATTTTGAGAGATGGAATTCAACCACCCCCCTTGGTTCATTTTTCGGCTGCATGCTTCACACACCTCCATTTAAAGCCAGACCGATACCCACGGCCCGACAGACGGACGATTGCAGGTTCTTTGCATCCTGGTTTGGCGCATTGGTGATACTTCATCACCCGGCCATTTTCGATGTTGAATCCACGGCCTACGGTATTGGTGCGGCGCTCTTTGGTGTGTCCAAAGGTGTTGCACTTGGTACACCGATACCATTGACGCTGTGAATCAGGTGGCGTTTCTGCTGTTATCCATTCATGGTCGCAATTAGAAGTGGCCAACTTGGTGCATCTCCCTTAATCGCCCAGCCTTTGGCGGTGGGTCGTTATTCATATTCCTTCGTGCTGCCTCAGATGCGAGCCAGGCAGCCATCAAAAAGTCACCCGTGTGGTGCGGATACGGCTGATAATAAAGGCAATCATCAACGAATTCCTGGATTTGTGGGTCACATTTCCCATTCTCATCACAGGGGATTATCCAGCCACCGTTTTTAAAGTCCGTGAACACACCCTCAACCCCGAAATCCACATCCCTTTTGTTGGTGCGGGCCGTGGTGTGGGAGGTAATCCGTAAATCCTTCTTGGCTTGCTCAGCAAATTGCTTGATGTACTTCTGAGCGCTGTTCGTTTCAACTTTGAAAGCTGAGCCAAAGGCCTTTTCCTTGTCGAGAATCTTTTCAATAATCCGTGGCCCGGTCATCCTGCCAGAATCTATGTTGAGAATCTCTTTGGTTCCGTCTGGATGCAGGGCGATGGTAAAGATTACCGTCTTATCGTGGGATTTTCCCTCACCAACTCCGAGGTCAATGCCTGTGTAGGTGGGAAGCGGGCCGGAATATTGTGATACCTGGCTTTTGCCAATGCCCCGTTCCTTGCATTTCTCCACCCACTCACGTTCGCACCGGGCAGAATCAGCATCAAAGGGGCTGCAAAGAAACAGTCTGGCGAATTCACGGGGCAGCATCCCACCCTTGCCGCTTCTACCGTAACGGATTTCCTTGATTCGCTCAGCCGGGTATCTCTCTGGCCAAAGGGGAATCTTCTCTTCTGGGTCTGGGTCGAAGGCTCGCAACCGATACCAATCGTATTCATCGTTCACCCTGGTTTCACTGGGTCGAATCATGTTGTCCATGGCCCAACGTTTCCAGCTAGCCTCAGCATTGCTAATCCGAACGAACCCGTAAATATCCATGGTGACCGTTGGCCAGCCAGCCTCGTTTTCCAGGTGGTAGCTTAGGTCGGCCTTATCCCACGGCGTATTTGCCAGAACTGCCTTAGAACCAAACGGGTCAAGACGAGACATCAACCGCCCGTCAAACTTGGCCTGGGTCTGGCTTCTCATTTCCAGAGTGGCAGAATTCTCGTCATCAATGATGTCATCTCCCAGCAACCAAGACAGACGAGACCCGGCGATGCTGGTATCGATACCGGCTGCAATCAAAGAGGGGTCACGAATGCCAGGGGGACGTTCGATGGTCAGCGAGGTGCTAGTCCAAGGGTCGGATGTTCTAGGGGATTGCCTTAGATGAGGGTACACAAGCTGCAATCCCTTATTGAGACTGGGCTCCATGATGTAATCTGACACCATCGACAGCGGCTTTTGAGCCTGATTACGTGTCTTGGAGACAATCGCACCGCGCTGTGTGACATCATTCCCTAGATTGGCCAGAGCCATCGCCGTTGTTCCAAAGGTTTTCCCGGTTCCGATAGGCAACCGGAGCACAGATCTGTCATGGGCCTCAACAAAAGAGAACATCAGATCCTGATGTGGGGCAGGAACCAGTGGTTTTTTGGTGATTTCATGGCGGATTACCAGCTTATAAAAGGCTGAATATGAGTGTTTTGCATCATCGGCCATCCGCAAAACGGCCCTTGCAGCCAATTTGGTGCGCTCATCAGGGCTTAGATTCTGTATTTCGGGGGGTAGCTCGACGGTTTTGGGGGATTTTCTCTTTAAAACGCGTCTGGCCATGCACTGATTTTAGCCCATGGATTGAATCAAAACTAGTGTGAACTGGTTCTCTTGTCTTTCAATTCACGCAATTCAGCCGCTTGCTGTTCTGCCAGCTTCTGCAAGTCAGCATTCTTCTGCACCAGCTTCTGTCTTTCGGTCAACAGCCTTTCAAGATGCAGTTCTAGCGTATCATCACCGTGCTTTTTCTGGGTTGTGGTGGCCATCAACATGCTGCCTCCATTCTGTCTCCCAATAGATACAATCATCCCGTCCATATCAATTATTGTAATCAATAATCCAATCTTGTCAAATTTTGTTAAGGGGCAGAACTTAATCAGGGGCAGAATCAGCCGATCTGATACTCAGCCAGTCTCAGCTGATTCTCTAGGTCATAGTCTGCCTGTGGGTCATGTTCCTTGGCCCGGTCTGGGTCGACAGCACCAAGCCCTTGGCAAAAGGGGCAATCCCTGAAATCAGGTTCTGGGCTGGTTCTATTATAGGGGCCATCTTTCATCAACTGGCCAAGCCCACCACAATTGGGGCAGTCAACATCCACGGGGCCAAAATACCGGTTCATCTCAAAATCCTATCTGCCAGGTGTAGTGTCTTTCCTATGTGTACTTTTTCAACTGTAACGTGAGACGGGTTAGAACATGTGGCGAAGCAAACAGCAACAATCAACAGGATGAAGGCGAATCTTTCAAGGTGGGTCAACGGAACGAATACCCCTCCAACCCAAACCCGTTCATCACTTCCTGATAATCGAACTTGGAACCCAGCGCATCCTGGATATACACCTGAGATTTGGAGAACCCTTGCACCTCGTTATCCAGCAGGAACACGTGGGATTCCATGGGAATCAGATTCTTTGAAAACTCGATTCCCTGGGTTGTGGGTCTCCATAATCCTGATGTGCGTTTGGTTTTGTCGTCGTTTTCTCGCTGAGAGACTAGCCCCCAATGCGCCAACTTTCCGATTTCCCGGCTGGCTACCACATAACGGGGGGCCTTTTTTTGAACGTCTATCCAGCCTGGATTATCCTGATATGCCTTCACCAGCCAGATGAGAGAATGAGCCATGCCTGAGTTGAGTTTGCGTCTGTAGATTTTGACCAAACGGTCACAGCATGGACAGATTGCTTCTGAATCACGCCCCAGTTTGGTGTGGAATTCATCGCGGACAGCATCAAAGGTTTTGGGGGCAGTCACAACCTTATCAAACTTCTCAAACATGTCTCCAAGTGTTGTTTGATTTTCCATCCTATTTGAACCGTTCCGGGGCTATCTGGTACAGCCCCCTGTAAATGTCCATGAGGAAAGTGATGGCTTCTTTTCGGTCTGGCGGAATTCCGCATATGACATCTTTATCACCACGGGCCGGACATGTGCGGCAGTCATATACTGAGCAAAGGCCCACCCGAGATGAAAAATCATGGTCCTCTTCATCTATCATTGCCTTGGCTACGCTGAGACCAGCGGCATAAGTCCTGACCACACGAGGTGGCAACACCCTGGGGTCAACATCATGCATTTTGCGAATGAAGTGCTCCCACAAATCACCACCGACAATCTTCTTAAACTTCTCCCATGATACTTTGCTCATCTTCAAACACCTTTCTAATTCCTATCCAACTATAACCAGCCAGCCCGAAAAACAGACAAAAACTTTTCCCCAACAAGTTCCTGTTCTGTTGGAATACCGGGGCAATGAGGAAAGACGCTATGGGATAGCCCAATAAAAAAGCCCGGTTTCCCGGGCTTCGGCGGACAGGCTTTAACCTACCACCACACAAGGTAAAGCCTATCGCAGGTTCCACCGATAGTCCAGCCCAGCGCAAAGAAGTCCCTGGTATGCGCAAACCTCATCCCGGTTAGTCCGGGGTAAAGATCGGAGGTGCGTCATGGGACGGAAACGTTTCAGGGCTCGGTTCGTCTTCAGGGTAGGCAGTCTATCCATTGAAGTCGAAATTGAGGTCCCAAGATAAGGGGCGGGAGTTAGCTTGGTTTTGGGCTGGTGGCCTATTTGTTCTGTTTGTCTAGGCCACCACCTGATGACGACAATAATCAGAAACCGTGAAAAAACGCGTAGATAGCATCAAATCGCGGGCCGTTCCATCATTCAGAAACCAGGAAAAAATGAGTCAGATCGTGTGGTGGCGTGACCGGTCACGTGCTACATTACCCATAGGGTATACGGCAATGTGCCGTATTGGTTCGTTATGACCAGCACAGAAACAAGTATCAAAATAGAATTCAATTTCGACGTGGAGAAATTCGCGGATGTGATGGCCTTTTTCGCATCGGGAGTTCACGACCTGACTACGTTGAAGGCATTAAAACTGATCTATCTGGCTGACCGGGCCCATTTGCTCGAATATGGTGCTCCCATTTTAGGGGACTGGTATGCCCATATGGATCATGGCCCTGTTCCATCGAAGGCATACGATCTTTTAAAGCAATTTACCGACCCGGATCCTTCCTACCATTTTGATGAAGTGGAGATTCTGGAAGCACATGTTGGTAAGGCCAAGAAGGGGAAGCATGTCCGATTTACAAAAAGACAAAAGATCGAGCTTCATGCCCTGTCAGAATCGGAACTCAAGATCCTTAAGTCCACTGTTAGCAGCTACGGAAAAAGAAAAGCCTTTGAGCTTGCGGAAATGACTCATAAACATTTTGCTTGGATAAGGTGTGAAGAATCTCGCGGACACGTACTGGATTACAGAGATTTTTTCGCCGATTCTGATGAAAATGAGGTGATGAAGGAAGTCATGGAGATCGAGCAAGAGAACAGAGACTTCATTTCTAAAATCAACGCATAGAGCCTTGGGGGCATGAAGTTACCTGGCGATCTAGCTTATCCAAAGTTATTCAAGCGCGGCGCTCTTCTTTATCAAGAACTGAAAACAGAACTCGAAACCGGACCTCGTAATAAATACATGGTGGTGGTGAGCATTGATGACAAGGACAAGCCTGTCCTTGTGGCGCTCACTACATCACAGGTGGAGAAGTTCAGAAGCCGTGTCCGCGTGCCTGGTTTCATCGGTATCGCAAAGGACGAAACCGATTTGTTCGCCAAAGACACCATCGTTGACTGCCGGAAACTTCACGAACGAACACGTGAAAAGATGATCAGAGATTACGAATCTGAAGATTTGGAATACAAGGGAACAATCCCGGATCACCTGATGGGTCGCATCGACCAAGCTCTGTATAGTGCTGAAACACTGACTTCCGCGCAAAAGAAAGCGACTGTACCTAGTGATTTCGGGACCAATCATGGAGAAAATCCCAAGCCTGAAAAGAAGTAGAAAAGAAGGGGACATTTTGCACACCCGACCCTTTCTCATCTATACCCGACACATATCCTGCTTTGTTAACGGTATATATGCGAAACTTTTCCCCAACTTCGCCCCACATTTTCCACCACCAATCGTTATACTTGATGGTGTAGGGGCATCCACCAGAGGAGTGTGTTTGTTCAGGCCACAATGATGTGGGATGCCTCTACTTTTTCTCACAATCCTTTGCATTGAAGAATGATCTTAAATCAGATGTCATGGGGTAGTCACAGCACAGGGGCCATACACGGGTCTTAGAGCCGTTGGGAACAAGCTCGATAACACGTGAACACACCCTACAGGAAACCTTTCCACGGGCCGACTGTGGGTGTCTGCGTATCATCTTGGTCAATAGATCATGTGTCATTTGGTGGCCTCTTTTTTCAGCAGCCTTTTGCGCTTCTTCATCACCTTTGCCAGAAATTCACTCACCTTTTCCCAGTCTTCATCATTGACCCAGTGATGCCTGAGCACAAAGCCCTTGGATCGCATATCAGCCCGGTATTCCCGTTGTCTTTCTGTGTTGGTTTTGGCAGTCATCGGTTCCCTTTCTTTGCCCTGTGCGCACCGTCTTCGGCTTCTATAAGACAAACACTGTGTTGGTAGTTGTTCCGGCTGTATTCTATGTAGTGCACACCAAACCCTATGGGCTTATTACAGTGGCGGCAAATCTGCGAGGCTGCGTTGCGTTCGGAGACGCAAGTTGTATGTATGCAATCAGTTTCACAGGGGCCATAGGGCCCGCCAGGGGAAAAATTAAACATTGGACGCCACCTCAACCACCCACGCCACGGGCTCGTTATCGTCCGGAAGCACGTAGTACTCGTAATCGCCGCCACAGCTAATAGGCGGACACAGGCCACCCCAAAACATGCCATCGTTGTTCTCGCTCACCTCAACCGGAAACTCCGATACCTTGCCGTATAGCTTACGCTCGTCTTCATCGTCGACCCACTCGACGCCGTTCCACCAGTCTCCGTCTAAATTTTCGATTCCGTATTTCATGACAATTTCCCTTTCTATCCAACCCCATCCGGGGGGGGGCGTATCTGGTTAGTCCTTATTTCGCATACTCGTATCCAGCTTTTTTGAGGCGGGATGCATCGGCTGGGAAACATACGCAGTAGTAGGGGTGGTCAACCATCATGACCCTCATCGCCTTCTCACCGGAATAGGCCCAGCGGAAAGCAGCGTCACGATTAAGGAAGAAAGACACTCCGCCGCGCTTGGCCAGGCTTTTGACGGTTGTTTGAATTTCTTTTGTTTTTTCGTTTGTCATTTTGTTTCCCTTTGTTGTGTCCCTCATGTCTATTATAATGACACCGTTACATGTAACAGTCAAGCCAATAAACAACTATTTTGGAATCTTTTTTTTCTTACAGTGGGATGGGAATCGAGAGAACTACAGATCGGTGTACTTGGTAGCCTTGCCCATACATTTCTCAACGGGATACTTCGCAGCTGTGTGCGCCAGCTTGCTATAAAAAGCAGACTCCAAGTCTATACCGGCATCATGGGCCATTAGCAGAACCCACCAAAGGACATCGGATAGCTCGTGAGCCAGGTTGGTTTTATCAATCTCAACCCTATCCGTCTTCCACTGCCAAAGCTCTAGCACTTCCGTTGCTTCGAGGTTCAACGAAATAGCCATGTCCTTTAGGTTGTGAAACTTCGCCCAGTCTCGCTCATCTCGAAAGGAAACAATGGCCTTTGTCATCTGGGCTATCGTGTTGTCATTTTGCGGCATTGAAAAGATCCCCTTGGAAGTAGGTGTTATCCGCTGCCTCCAAATTCAAAACCGCCTGATTGTAGTAACTCTCTTTTAGCTCAGCCCCAATGAACTTGCGCCCCAACTTGAGAGAAACAAAACCCTCGGAACCTATACCGGCAAACGGGCTGAAAACCGTATCCCCTTCATTGGTCCAAAGTTGTAAAGCCCGCTCAATGACATCCAGCTGCAACGGGCAGATGTGGCGCTCATCTTCATTCTCACGGGCCGATGCTTTTTGGAGAGTGTTACCCGGTCGGATGTCCATCCAGACGGGGCTGGCGTATCGTTGCCAGACATCGATAGAAAGCTTGCCATCATTTTTGAACGTTCGCTCATCGCCGCAGAAATACTCAAACGGACCATCAACGGGGTCTGGGTTATCGCCGGGCTTGCGCATCGTGATAAGGTAGTCCGGTATCCCCTGCCTACTCATACAAGAATCCTTTAGCATTTGTTTGTGTAGCAGCCCGAGCGCCTTGGTTCGCTGCATCGCCACCACGGGATCTTTCCAGATGCACACTTCGGAATGGTAGATGAACCCAGCATCTTGAAAACGCTTGATGAGCCCGCCCCTGAAATCCCTGATACCAATGTATCCGTCGCGTGTCTTTGTTGTTGGGATGTTCATGCAGTGGAAAGACAGAAGCCTTCCAGGCTTTGTGATTCTAAGCAACTCAGGAACCAAGTAAGAAAAATGCTCATCAAACTCCGCATGGTCTTTGCAGTTGCCCATGTCCCGGTCGCTGTTCGAATAGGTGTACAGGCTGGCAAATGGAGGGGAGAAAATAGAATAGTCGATAGACCCCGTTTCAATATCCTTCACAACCTCAACGCAATCACCAAGGTGGATGGTGTAGTTTTCTGACTCTTGCTCAGCTGTTTTGTATGTCGATGTGTCTTTGGACATCCCGCCGATCTCCTTTTTTGTGATTTCTGACATGTGCTCAACCATGGATTCAGCCATGATAATTGCATCTCGCTCTTTTCTCTCGATGTTTTTGACCACTGCCCCTTCTACATCGGCTGTCACAATGTACACATCGACTATTTTATCTTGTCCAAACCGCCAGCAACGACGCACGGCTTGGTAGTAGGCTTCCCAAGAGTCAGACAAACCCAGGAAAAGGACATTGCTACAGTGCTGCCAGTTCATCCCGAATCCTGCAATCTTGGGTTTGGTGATCATGATGTCGAATTCACCGCGTGAAAAGCCGATTAAACGCTTCTCTTTAACCTCTGGTTTGTCCGATCCAGCCACCTGGACAGCCCCTGGAAGTAGTTTTTGCAGCGTATCAGCCTCTTTATTGAGGTTGCACCACACTAACCACGGCTCGTTTGGCTTTGTTTTGATGATTTCAGCCGCTGCCTGTGCCCTTTCTTGTGTCGTTTCGCGCCTTGCAACTAGCCTTTCGGCCAGTGTTTGGGCCTCCATCGGGAAAAGAAAGTCACATGTGGACTCTGTTTGGATGGTTATGGGGTGATGTTGGATACCCGGAAGGGTAAAACCCCCGTCATCGTACCCAATATCGGATGGTTTACGGATATTGACCGCCCATGAACAAAGCCATTTCCAGAAATCAGTTTGAGCATGTCCTTTCAATCGCCACTTTTGAACCTCGCCACCATCATGCACAAAGAACATTGACAGCATCTCAGTGCGAGACATGGCCCCTAGAAATTCAGCATGGTTGCCTAGTTCCATGTGATCATTGGGGGCTGGTGTTGCCGTGCATGCAAGCTTGAACTGGGTATCCTTGAACCGGTCGATGATTTGATTTCTGTATTTGCCAGCGTAGTTTTTCAAGATGCCTGATTCATCTGTCACCACAGCATCAAATTCCACGTTGTCAAAATGGCTCAGCATCTCATAGTTGGTGATGTATATTCCCGGCCCCTCAAGTTCCGATTCATCACGAACGGCTTTGACATCCACGTCAAACTTGACACCCTCTTGCACAGTCTGGCTACTGACTGCCAGCGGTGCGAGTATCAGCCCATATCCACAATCCCCAATCACCTGGCGAGCCCATTCAAGCTGCATCGGTGTTTTGCCAAGCCCGCAATCGGCAAAGATGGCTGACCGCCCTCGACGTACCGCCCATCGAACTATATCCGCCTGAAATTCGTAGAGCTTCGGATTGATAGCCCCTGGTTCTTTGCCCGTTGGCAAATCCAGAAAGGCTTTTTCACTGAGAAATTTTTCATAGCCCATCAGGATGCCAGCCCATCCGTAAAGAAAACATCCAGGCTGACCCCTAGCCGGTTGGAAATATCAATCAGGCTTTTCAGATGTGGCACAGATTCTCCCATCTCCCACTTTCTCACCTGTTCCTTTTGGGCAACCCCGATCCTCTTGGAGAATTCCGAAAAGTCATCCCCGTGTTCAATCCGAATTTCTCTAAACCGCCTGGCAAAGTTGATGTGTTTGAGTTTGGTTTTCATCGCTCTAAAATCTCCCTCTCTTTTTTTAGATCCCTATCGGTTGCACTGGCTTCTGAGAACTTTTCCCCATACCTGGCTTTCAACTTGGCAATGTTGGTGTTCATGACTTCCTCAAAACTGCCAGGCTTTCCCTCAATCTCTCCAACGATGTAAATGCAAACGGCTATGTACCAAAGCAGATCGCCCAATTCCTCTTTGATGTTGGTGGTGTCTGGAGTCGGCTTGCTGTCAGAAGACACCCATTCTGACAGGTTCTCAATTAGTTCACCTGATTCGGTGGCGATGCCAATGATGCCGTGAAGTAGACGGATAGAGGTACTAGATTTCAGTCCGGGCAAATCCTCAAACTCTGGGAACTTGCTTGAATATTCACCAAGATCCCTCCCATAGAATATATATTTCTTAAGACAATCCAACTCAGCGGTTTGGATTGACAGATTATCCAGAACACCTCCCAACCTGTATAGAAGAGATTCCTCCAACAGACGCCCCTTGATTGCCTCGATGTCACAGGACTCTGTTTTCAAAACGTCGGTGATGTATTCGGATGGTTTCATTTTGGATCCTTGTTTGGCCAGCCGCACCAGCAAGATCCGATAGTTGATTCATGCCAGCGGTGGCCGTTGGAGCACTTGTATAATGTGTGTGTTCTGTTCCGGTCGTGATGATGCCGGTCGCCATTTTCGTCATAGAATGGCCTGCAATTTAAGGCCGTCTTCGTCCGGCCTTTTTCTACCACCCGACTCTTCAAACCTTGCACTTCGCATTCTTTGCAAATCATTTTGAATTCCCTTTCACCCCTACCTATAACCGGCCAGCCTGGAAAACTCACAAATATTTCAGAGCAACCACTTCCCTTGTCTTCTCAATTGCTCGCGCTTGGCATCCAGGGCATCCCTGCAAGCCTCAACAATCTCTTCAACCGTGTAAGGTACATCCCAACTCAGCTTTGACACGTATGGTTCACAGAATTCAATCAGGCAATCTGGCCTCGCCAGCTTCCGAACCTTCACTTCTATTTTCAGACCGAGGCCCATGCTGCAACATAGCACGGGTGGCGATTGGATTAGACCAAAACACCATGAAACCATCCCCAACCGGCCTGCATTTGAAGCCAACAGGAACCACTGCACGGCTTTCTCTATGACCCACTGACATCAGGTGTCCTTTCCTAATCAAACGGTCTCTCATCTCTTGTGCAGCCTTGTGAGATGTCCCATAGACAGACGCTATCTCTCTAACAGATGGGGGGCTGCCATGCTGTCTCCAATGACAACGGACAACCTCCATAAAATCAGACTGGCGCTGGGTCAGGGGTTTCATTCTGCTTTTTTGTGGCTTGTGTGACTGGTATCAGCGTGCTTCTTTCTAGCTTTTGCCGATACCAAGCTGACTTCTAGCAGCCCGATCCTGTGTTCTAGGATTTCAATTAGACGATTGGCCTTTTCCAGCTTCGCCTCATACCAAGGTGCGCAATCGTAGTGCTCATGACATGACCATGCTGGACAACTAGACGAACACACAGCACGCCCGTCTTTCATTCGTGGTTCCATCTTCACAACCTCAACGTCACACACATCTGCTGAGAATATTTCGTTGCCATGCTTATCCTGCATCTGAATCGTTCCACCTTTTTTGTCAGTCATTGCCATCTACCATCCTCAGTCTGATTCATCTCATTATCCATGCATTTCCAGCACCGGTCGTAGGATTTTTTGCTTCCCCTGGGTGCAACCACTAGCTTCAATTGCATCTTGAACAACCGGCAATATTCACCAGCACTCTCAGCCGACCATTCACAACCGCTGCACTGAGTAAGATCGGCCCCAACCGGAACACGAACTTCGATATATTCAGTCATGAAACATCTCCAGACAAATCAACATTCTCACTGATACAGTTTTCAACAAAGGCCCTGAGCTTTTTCCCCCTGCCAAATGCAATCATCTGAGTTGGCGAAACATCACCCAGTATATGGTTGGGGGTATGCATCCAAATTTCGGTCTTGGACCTATCGTGAAAGAACAGCATCACAAGGTCAAAAATGGTTTGGTATTCAGTCGTCATCAGCCAACCCCAGTTTCTTTTTGAGACTGATGAGATGGTTCCTGATGTCTGCTATGGATTGGTCACGTGCTGGGTTCAATCCATGGGACTGCAATCTCAATCCAAGATACCGATCCCACACCTTGGCTTCATGACGGATGGCAGATTCCAATTCTTGAACACGGGCTTGCAGTTTCCTGATGGCTTCACTTGCAGAATGGTCAATCAGAACTTGCGCTTGCTCTTCTGGGCAAAAGATTGTGACCGGTTGATCGGGTGGGTCTAAAACCCATTCTTCTTCCATGTCTGCCATGATGTCAGAGCCTGGATCTTTCCAAGGGTTGTCAGTCTTTGGTTTCATCACCATCCCCTTTCTTGAATCTCTCACAATCAGGCCCTGGCTCAGAACCACAACCGCAATCTTCAACCAAGTGCTCATCATCCCGACTGCAATGCGGGCAGAAATAGCAGGTGTGGGTTGGGTCAGTCATGATTCATCTTCCAATCCAAACTCTCTACGGATGGCAGATAAAAAATCAACCGTTTCTTCATGTTCCCTTTTCAGGTTTTCCAACAGTTCCCAATCCCTGGCAGTAACCCTTGGGAATTTCAGCCTACTCCAATCGTTCAACTCTCCAAGCCGTACAGAGTCAGCATCAGAAAACTCAGATGGCCTGCCATGCTTCTTTGAAATCAAGTGGCAGCGCTCTGCCATCATCGCTCCATCTTCTGGGGATAGCTTGCTCATCCCCTCACCTTATCCCAAAACGCCAGCGCCAGAAAAAGACATGCTTCTGCTAAGTTGATGAGACCACCACGAAAAAAAAGAAACAAAACCAATACAAAAATCAGCCGTGCTACTAACATAATCGTTGTTCCTCCATAGAAACAATGTCCTGGCAGGCCGGATTGGTTCATTTTTTATTCTGATTCCCTCATCGCTGCATTCAACTCAGCCACTACGCTGTCAAAGGTTCCTTCAACTTTGCGTATTCACCTTTTTCGTTGGGTTCACTTGCCAACCCCTGAAATGTAAACGTTGCCATCCTCATTTTGTAGCCCCTTTCTTTTCCAAGTCCCTCGGAAACAGTCTTGGCTTTCGAAGCATTGCTGCACATCCCCTGCAAGCCCATCGACCGTCATCCATTTGTATCGTCGCCACCTCGACACATCGGGTTTCATCCGTCTCAACTTCACACTGTTTCTTCTTCCCGCTCATCCCTCACACCCTTTCAAAAATCAGCCTACAGATCTCACACCAAAGCTTGCTCAACTCTAGACTCAATTCCTCAACCCTGCCTGTAACCGTCTCACGATACAGACGTTGGAATTCTGGGCTGTCGTCGGGGTAGCTCATGAGTCTACCGGCGGGCCATGGCTGATGGTGATATTCATTTTCGTCCAAGCTTCCCACTCTTCCTCTGTCGCTTCCCTTGTCTTGACCATCAGGCTTTGTGCAATTCCTATCCAAAGCAATTCAGTTGTCTTCTTCTCATCCCCATTGAACGGGTCTAGATTGTCGAATACGTCAAACTCAACCGTGACTGTGTATTTGCGCTGCTTCACAATTCCCCTTCCATTCTCCAACCCTACTCAACCATAACAACCAACCCCGTTTCACTCACAAGATTCTCAATCTTCCGGATTCTTTCCCGCTCAGACTCGATGTATTCCCAAGCCTGGGCTGTTGACTCATTGCGTTGGGTCATCTTCATGCTCCATATCCAGTGATTCAATTGAGTACTCTGGCATGTTTTCCTCTGCCTCTTTTCCACATGCTGTGCATCTATATGTGAAAATCGTTACAACGTGTGACTGGTACACTTCTGTAGTCTGTTTAATCCTCTGTGGAACACCACCACACTTCCATCCAAATCCTACTTTTCCAGCCATCACCTACCTCCAAACACTGAGATGGTTACCCATCGCCTGCATATACAACCCACATTCGCATTGATTCACAGCACCATGCTCCAACCGCTTGCCAGGTGGAACCCTTCCACAAGACGGACAGTGGAATTCATACCGGCGGACCGTTGCACCCTCAACATACTTGGACTGTGTCTCAACAGACTCTTCATAGTTGGAAACCAAAAGGCTATCTGCATCCGGTGGCGCTTCACCAATCGCCCTTTGACCGAAGGAAGTCCCCGTTCCCATGTCCCAGCCTGCATCCCTCTCGGTACAGCCGACCACCAACAACGCTAAAAACAAAACGACACATTTCATGACTGTCTCCCTTTCTACTCACACAACGATTTAGCCCTTTAAACTCGGTCTGAAACCACTGTCATCACAATCCCTCTCGCTCAGCCGTCAACACGAGCCGCCCGTTTAGCCCGCAACGCCTTCACATCCGGATGCTCGGTGACGTTCTCCCGAGTCCACACACCATGCTTGTCTGAATGCTCACGGTGGGAACAGTCACCAACGGCCAGTTCCCATATCTTCCAACTCAACCCGCCACCATCCCCAGCCTCGGACGCACATCCCTTGCACGAATACTGGTCATCCAACTTCTCCCCCAAACACACAGGACAAACAGTCTCGCCCGTCTCGTCACCAACCCCCTCACAATCCTCCAGGAGAATATCACCCAATCTTTTAAGCCTATTATCGCTCAAAGAATCCCACCGAACCATCAACTCACTGCCAACCTGCATCCGCAAATCACTCACCACCTCAGAACTCAAAAGGAATCCCCCACGGTCAACAGACGCCAGAACGCGAAACCTCCCAAGCTCCCCACCAACACACGCACACACCACCTCTAAATCCCCCCCACGAAAAGGCGACCTCAATCCCCGCTCTACATCCGACACGTATGAAATCGACTTCCCCAAAACAGAAGCCACCTCCCTCAACGTCAAGCCAGCGTCCAACCGACACCGACGCAACCCACTCCCGAATCTGTTTCCTGTATTCATCATGTCCCACACTGTTACGCAATTACGCTTAGTTGTCAAGGATAGGGAACGCAGCAACACACTCAGCACACCTCCAATGAAAAGGGGTTCCCCGAAAAGCTGTCTCCCGCAACTCTACCCCACCCAAAACAAAGGCATCGCAAAACGTAGTGTACGAATGACTGTGCTTCTGAGAACACTCACCGCACCTCTCAGGTCGCCTGTCGTCAATCTCTACCTCCACCGTCACCTGCAACAATCGCTTCATCTCAATCCCTCCATAAGCCCCTCAATCCTATCAGGGGCCAATTCCCTAAGCCTCACCTCAGAACGAATCACAACCATTCACACACTTCTCAAACATGGGCTTCCAATTTTCACGATTAGCATTCATCTCATCACCTCAAAGAACTATAACAAGAGGCCCAGCTTTCAACACAAGACTGTGGGGAAGCTCAGACCATCCCAATGGATTCCATCGCAGCCCGGATAAACACAGATGCTACTTGCGGGACAATTGAATTTCCGTAGGCGCGCAACTTCCCCACCCTGCCGGGAGACCTTGCAGCCAACGGGAATGTTCCGGGTTCAACTGGCCGGGTTTTCCCGTCTGAACAAGGGATCCATTCTGCCGATTCCCAAGGTCCGACAGCCACACCACCCGACCTAGAAGACCGTTGATAGGAACCGTTCCCACACTCCCACCGTCTTTCCAATCCCGTGTTGTGGGAGTAGGCCACCCAGTATAATCGCTGCCTGATGTGCGGAGCCCCGACGCCCGCAGCGCACAAATCCGCCGACCCGATGGCATAGCCCAGTCCCTCCAAGTCAATCGAAACAGCATCGAGCCAAGCCCGCCCATCAGCGCTCGCAACTTGTTCGCCAAAGATAAATTCAGGGCGACACTTTTCGACAAGGGCATACCAATCGGGCCAGAGGTGGCGCGCATCCCCCTCACCATCTCTCTTCCCTGCAACACTAAAGGGCTGGCAGGGACAACTCCCCGTCCAAACGGCAACATCATCTGGCCACCCGGCGAGTCTAAGCGCATAGTCCCAGACCCCAATCCCCGCAAACGTGTGGAAGGTTTTTCCCCTGACATCATCAACACCCAATTCCTTAATACTTCGCGAATCAACAAAACCATCAGAAATCAAACCAGCACTAACAAGGTTCTCCAACCACAAAGATGCAAAACGGTCGTTCTCATTGTACAAAACCGAAACAGACATACCCAACTATAACAATCAAGATGGATTCCAACACGGGCC